GCGCCGTCGCTGGCGCTTTGCACCTGCACGAACTCCGCCTGCAACACCACCAGCTGTTGCAGCAGACGCGTGGCATCGAACATGAACACCGCGTCGTCCGGATGCGCGGCCTGCAGCGCCAGCAGGGTCAAGGTGTCGTCGCGCAGCTTGTTCCACGCGGCGGCGAGCGTGCCGGCCGCGGCCTTTTCGATGCGCGGCAGGTTGGGGTCGTCGATCGCCCACGGCTCGCCTTCGCCGACGCCCTTGCCGTGCGCATGCGGCGCCTGCTTGCCGGCCTGGCGCGCCAGCGACAGCAGCGCCTCGCGCACCATGGGATCGTCGAAGGTGCTGGCGGCGATCTCGGCGGCCGACTTGCCAGCACGCGCGAGCGCATCGTTGCTCTGCGGCCCGCTGGACTGCGGGCTGGCGTCAACCGGTTGCACACCGGCACCGGACAGCATCAGCTGCGTCTGAGCCTCCAGGAACTGCGCCTGGGCCCGCTTCAGCTCGTCGCGGAGATTGGGCAGGCGCTGCACCAGCTTCCAGTCGCCCGGCTTCCATGTCTTGCCACGTCCGCGCAGCCAGGTGGCCACCAGCCGATCTAGCGCCGGCAGGCGCGACTCGAACCGCGTCTTACTTTCCTGCAGCACCACCTCGGCCTGGTTGTCGGCCAGGCCGCTGGGCGCGCGGCCCAGCTGGATGCCGAGCATCCACGATGGCAGGCCGGTTTTGGCGAGGATCTGCTCGAACATGTGCGCCGCCGGCATTTCGATCGACAGCACCTTGCCCGACGCGCCGATGATGTCGATTTTGATGTCGTCATCGGCGCCAACGGCGGTGACAAAATCGGCGCTGTTGCCCAGCCGCTTGGCGTTCAACGCGGCGCCCAGGTCATCCGCCAGCTTCTTGCGGCGCGACTCCAGCGGCGCATCCTTCAGCGCGCGGTTTTTGGTCTTGTAACTCAGGTGCAGTGCCGGGTCGCCGTAGCGATCCCACGCCTGCGATTGCGCGTTCTGCATGCGCAGCAGGATCTGGCTGACAAATTCGATGCCTCGGAACAGGCTCACGCCGTAGGGCAGATCGTTCTCGGGATTGAACACGCTGTAGATCAGCGAGTCGGGCGTCAGCTGCTCGTAGCCGCGGCCCTGAATCAGGTTCACGTTCAACTGCCGGGGGCTGTTGCGCAGCACGTTCTGCACGCTGTCGGTGCCATCGCGCCGGCCCAGCGCGTTCGGCATCGGCGGCAGGTACCAGGTTTCCATCACACCGGTGTCGAGGTTGCGATGGAACAGCACGCCCTTGCTGTCGGCCACGCGCAGCGCCACCAGCTCGCGGCCGCGGCGATCGAACACCATCTCGCCCACCGCAAAGCCCTGCTCGTACTGCTCCTGCCCCATGCCGGCGTAGAAGGCCTGCAGCCCGTGCTGGAAATCGCTCACTGGCATCGACGCGATGAGCTCGCGCTGGATCAGCTGCACCAGTGCATCGTTGGCGCCCTCCACGTCGATAATCCCGTCCACCGTCACCAGCCGGTTGATCGCGCCATCGAGGATGCCGAGCGATTCGCGCAGCGCTTCCAGAAACCACGGGTTCACTTCGCGTGGGATGAACATGCCGATGGCCTGCTGCCACGGTCCCATCGCCATCTGGGCGCGTACCAGCGCGCTCGATGCGATGGGGTTTTGCGTTCCTTTGCTGCCGGCGAACCAGTTGCGCGGGTTGATGTTCATGCGGTTTGTTCCTCGAACCAAGGGCGAATCTGCTGATAAAGGCGATGCATCTGGTTGTGGTTTACGGTCAACACCAAGCCGCCGATTGAAAGTTCGTAGGCGTCACCAACGACATCCGGAGCTATGTCTACCGGGCTGTCGTCTTCATCGGCCATGCTTATGTCGATCTGGATGGCCGTCAAACGCTATCCCTCGCAGGTGCGCAGAGCGGAAATCGCATTAAGGGCTACAGCCCGATCCTCATCACCGGCCGGCGCCATGCGGACGCCCATCTCAAGCTGATCCAGCTCGTTTTTGGTTGAAGCGCCGAGCAATCCGGCAAGCGCGGAACGAAGCTTGTCGCGCTGTGCGATAACAGTGCGCAGCGGATGCTTTTCGCAGGTCGAAATATGCTCCGTGAGCACCGAGTCGCTATGCGGTGGCGTGTCTTGTGGATATTCGTGACCGCAGTAAACGCACGTGAGAATTCTGCATTGCATACTCGCTTCCCCCGATTTATCCGATGGATTGCTGTTCATGCCGTCCTCGCCTCGGTGCCGCAGCTGAAAACATCGATCTCGCCGCCCACGTCGTCGTACAGCTTGCGCAGCATCTGCATGCGGCGGGCATCGATGTCGTGGTCGTCTTTCTTGGCGTAGATCGGCCATTTGGTGCCCTGGCGGGCGGTGTGGTTGGTGAGGTGGTTCAGCACCTCCACGTCGTACGCCATCGCGTAGCCGAGCGACTGCAGCCGCTGGCTGATGCACTGAGTAGCCCAGTGCTTGGCTGGGGCGCGCACGATGGTTTCCTCGTTGCCGTCGTCACGGGCGCGATCCACCAGCGGCTCGCCGTCCTCGCCGATGCAATCGACCGCGTTGGAGAACTGGTAGCCGGTCATGACCTCGTCAAAGCGCATGTCGGCGTAGGCCTCCAGCGTCTGCAGGTCTTTCACCACGACGGTGCCGGCGCTGCCCAGGTCGACGCCCCAGTGCGGCAGGTCCCCGAACAGCTCCTGCAGGCAATAAATCAGCTCGCGCTGGATGTAGTAATCCACGCCGCGAGCGTTGATGCGCAGCACGTCGCGCAGCTGCGGCCCGCGCTGCTCGCTGATGATGATCTCGGTCGGGTCGTTGGTTTCGCCAAGGTCGGCGCCAGCCCAGTACACGCCCGCACCGACCGCCGGCAGGTATTCGCGAAGCAAGGCGCGCATGGCGTTGCGGCGCTCGCTGTCGTCGCGACTGGCGAACGGCGCCAGCGACACGGTGCCATCGAACAGCCAGTCGTAGCTGCCGCTCTTGCGCCCTTGTTCCACGTGAAGTGCCACGCGTTTCACGCCGATGTGCAGCTCGCCACGCGCCCGGTCGATGTTGATCGCCAGCACGCGGTAATCCGGCAGGTCGTGCACGTTGGGCAGGATCAGATCCCAGCTCCACACCGGGTTCTCTGCCTCGCCCCACTCGCCCATCACGTTGCGCTTGTAGCCGGGCGTGTGCCGACCGCCAAAGTCGCGGATGAACTGGGCGTCGCGCTCGGGCGTCCAGAACGGCGGCGGCATGATCGTTTTTGGCCAGTGAAACAGCCGGCGGCCCGGCTGATCGAGCGGCAGGTTCACCACCGCGTCGGCGCACATCTGGAAAAATCCGGTGCTGCGATCGCCATCGGGCACGCTGTAAACGCGCTTGCGGCAGCCCGGCTCACACGACCGCCAGAACTCCGACCACTGCACGGTGCGCTTGAGCTTGGCCGCCTCGTCCACCAGCGCCATCGCGTTGACGTGCACGCCGCGGAACGCCTCGCCATCGTGCCCGGCGGGGCGGTAGTACACACGCCCGACGCCGGGTTTTTCCGACTCGCCCAGCGGGATCGTGAGAAACCGCTGCATCATGTGCGGGGTGCGCTTGGGCTTGAGCCAGAACTGGCTGAGCAGCGAACCCTTGGCGCTGTCGCCGCCTTCCTGCGCGCCCACCTGGCCCTCGATCGCCAGAATGATTTCGTCCAGGTGAGTTTGTTGCGGCGCACCGACCAGCATCCACGGCCGACGCACGGTGAAACCCATGCTGGTGCATTGGCCCCATAGGATCAGCACGGTGATCTCGCGCGTCTTGCCGACCTCGGCGCCGTCCTGGTGCACCACGTCCTGCCGCCAGCTGCGGCAGCTCTCGCGCTGGTAGTCGAAGAACTGCCACGGGTCGCCGGTGCGCGGTTCGACCAGGAACGTCTCGGCCCAGCGCACTGGGTCTTCGAACACGAACAGGAACATCGCCTGCTCGAGCGTCAACCCGTAATCGCCGCGCGAGAGCGCCTGCCACGCCCAGCCTTTCGCGCACAGCCACGCCTCGAACTCGTCGGGCGCGAACACGCCGCGCTCGTCCATCTGGCGCAGCACGTCGTGGTCGGCGGTGGGTAGGCGCTTTTTAGCCACGGCGGCAGCGTTCCAGCAGGCTCGCCACGGCCATCGGCGCATCCGCTTCGGCGTATTTCGCGCGCAGCTGGTCGGCGAAGTTGGGATCCATCTGCGCTACCGCATGCAGGTACATATCGCGGAAGCGGCCGCACCACTGCGCCAGGCGTTGGTTATCGGCCAGCGCGTGGTCTGCCCTCGCGTTGGCGGCGATCGCGACTGCCTCGGCGGCCAGCGCACGCACGCGTAAGGCCTGCTGCTGGCGGCCGGCACTGACGCCGTTGAACAGCGCGCCAAGCGCCATGCCGAGCAGCAGCGCCAGCATCACCAGCACGAGGATCACGCGTCGTCTCCCGGCGCCGGCAATCGCCCGCGCGAGCGGTTGAAGATCGCCCCGAGCAGCGACTGCAAACCGCCGGCAGCCTCGTCGTCGTCCTTCAGTTTTTCGCGCGCCCGCGGCGTGGCCATCAGCTCGGCGAAGTTGATGCCCAGCGATTCGTTGAACTTGATCAGGTGCGCGAGGATCGGGTTGGTCTTGTACTCGGCGACCATCGGTGTGCCGTCAGTGTCGCGCACCACGGTGCCATCTTTGGTCACGTACGGCACCGCCAGCATCAGCCCCTTGTCCGCGATCTCCGCGCGGATCTGCTGCAGGATTTGCATGTTGCTGGCCATCTCGCCGGCGAGCAGCCCGTGCATGCCGTCCATGTCGCCATTGGTGAAGGCGCGCATCAGCGAATCGAGCGCGTGCACGTAAACGGTTTTGTCCAGGCAGCTGCCGCCGGCGCGGGTCAGCCCATCCAGCACCAGGCTGCACGGCGACTCGGTGCGTTCGGGGTTGTCCGGATGGAACGGGCACGTGGTCACGCACGGCTTGCCGAACATCTTGGCGATCGCCGTGGCGCCCTGCCCGAACTGCGCCCTGTTCACCGCGCTGTAGCGCCCGTGCACCCACGCGTTGCGGCTGCTGGCGGCCTTGCCCTCGTCGGTAATCGGCCCGGTGGCGGCAGCCGCGGCGGCAGGCAGGTTGGCGCGGCGCTGCTCCAGCGCGGCCGGGCTCATGGTGTACTGGCGCTTGGGGGTATCGCTCATGCGCGCTGTTTCGCATGGACCGGGGCGGCGCTTACAGGCCCTGGATGGACAACCCGCCGCACGGTGCGCGGATTAACACCCATGGCGGCGCTGATTTCGCTGGTGCTCAGGCGCCCATCGGTGCGTAACCGGCGAATCTCGCGATCGCGCAGGTCGAGCCATACCCGGCGCACCAGCTGGGTGCGGGTCGGCGCCCAGACCTTGAGCCCGCCGATCTCGTCCAGCACCACCAGCAGCGCGTCGATGCCGATGCGCTTGACGAGCACCAGCCACAGGTCGTCGCTGGTGCGCGGCGCGTGCTCGCCGTGGTGCGCGAGCAGGTCACGCTCGAACACGGTAGCGGGCTCACCGCGACGGGAGAATGCTGGATCCATGGCGCTTCCTCTCAAGGTCTTGGGCCCACAACGGCAAGTCGTCGGGAACGGTGCCCAGCGCGGCGTGCTGCCGGTGGGCTTTCAGCGTGTGTTTGTTCATGCGGCTGCTCACCGCGAGGTAGCGGCGGGTGGTCTCGATCGACTCGTGACCCATCAGCACGCGGATGCGCTCGATATCGGTGCCGTCGTCGTAGAGCATCGTCGCGAACGTCACGCGGAAGCGGTGCACGCCCCACGATCCCAGCCCGCCCCGGCGCGCGGCGCGCTTCACCGTGTCTTCGATCGCCTTCACTCCCAGCGAAGCGCCCTTGGCGCCGCTGCGCGAGAGATTCACGAACACGGTGTCGGTGTGCAGCTCGGCGATGCGGCTGCGCGCGTCCAGCCACTTCACCAGCTCGCGCACCACCGGCCCCTCGATCGGCACGGTGCGCTCTTTCGAGCCCTTGCCGAACACGTGCACCTGACCCTTGCGGTCGCTGGCAAGGTCCAGCTGGTCGACCCGCAGCGCGGCGATTTCCTCGCGCCGCAGGCCGCCGGCCAGCAACAGCAGCAGCATCGCCATATCGCGCTGCACCACCAGCGCGTTTTCACCCTCGCGCACCGCGCCGAACAGCGCCTTGAGCTGCGCCGGGCTGTATTTTTTCGCCTGCCCCACCACGCGCTTGGGCGCCGCGTAACCGCGTGTCACGTCCACCCCGTCGTCGCGGGTCGCGATGTAGCTGTACAGGCTCCGCACGGCCATCAGCGCCTGCCGCCGAGCCGACGCCGACAGCCGCCGCTTCACGTACAGCCAGCGCTGCCAGTCGTCCAGCTCACGCATGCTCAGCGTGCGGAACGCATGCCCGGCTTCGTCGGCCCATCCGACGAATCGCGCCGCCGCCTCCACGTAGTCGGCCACGGTCGTCGCGCCGCGGAAGCCGCGCACCACCACCAGGCACTGCACCCACAACCAGCACAGCGCCAGCCAGCTCGGGTCGCGCCACTCGCGCGCCTCCACCGCCCGCAGCGCCGATGCCAGCGGCCCGCCAGCGCCCAGCAGCGTGGCGCGCAGCTGCAATTCCTGCGGCGCCAGCGCCAGCCCGGCCGGAATCGGAGGCACGTCAGCCATGCGCCACCTCGCGGCCAAAAGCCAAAAACCCTTCCCATTTTTCGAGGGCCAAGCAGGTAAGGGCCAGCCCCGGGCGGGTTT